GATCTGCTGTGCAGACATGCCGTCGCTGACAAGTTGTTGCAGATCTTGGTTGTGCAGAACAGACATGTTGTCTTCTTCTTTTAAGTAAACTTCTTCACATGTTGTCTTGTTCTTGTGTTCTATACAACCCTCAGAGGTTGTGCCATAAACGCCTTTAGGTTGTATCTGGACAGAGTTATCCACAGGCGCTGGTTGTGCCTGTTTGCTGTCTAGTTGTACAACCTCTGGAGGTTGTGCCTGTGATCCCTTGGCTTGTGCCTTGCTGATGGCTGCTTTCATGTTCCTGACGGTGACTGTCTCGCCTGACTTGGGCATGGTTGTGTACCTCTTGATTGGTTGCTTGAGTGCTTTGCTGATTGCTTGGGCGACTCTGCGCTGGCCCTCTGGATCTGGTTTGTCTGCTTCCATTGCTTGCTGCTCCTTCATGTAGGGTGGTCTGGTGTCTTCTATGCTGCTGGTGATGCTGACTGCGTCTTCTGCGCTTATGGTTGGGTCGAAGATGACACGCCAAGTGGTGTGCCTTGCGCCGGGCATGGGCTTCTTGAGTACCTCTAGGTAGCCTGCTTTGATCAGCTTGACAATGTGCTTGCTGATGGCTTGCTGTGATATGCCCAGCCTGTCTGCCATGGTCTTTTGGCTAACCCAAGTGATGCCAGACCGGTTCATGTAGCTGCATATCAGGATGAATGACCTGATCATGCCGGGTGTTAGATCCTTGTCTGTGCAGGCTCGGATCGGTATGACCGCGATCTTGCGCTGATCAGGTGCCAGTGGCTCTTCCTTGATCTTGGGCTTCTTGGGTATGGCAAAGTTGACAGGCTCAGTCATCGCGTTCACTTAACTGCTCCACTTGTTTGATGCGTTGCCCGATCCATGCCATCACAGGCACTGCCATGCTGTTGCCTAGCGCCTTGTAGCGTGGGCCATCAGGCGTTGGCTTGCCCTTTGATTTGATGTCGGTGTAGTTGTCGGCGAAGCCCTGCAATCTCTCACATTCAACAGGGGTGAGTCTTCTGACGGCCATGGCTTGCATCACTGTCGGGCCACTTGCGTTGATACTGCTGCCGGGCGTTCCCATGGTTGCCGCCACATCACCTGTGATGTTGCCGTTGTATAGGTCTGTGCCGACTGCCATGGGTTGCAATATTGCCGCGCCACCTTGATGCATTGCAGGATTACTACCTGACGCATCCAAAGTCTTTGTCGAATCAGCATCAGTGACATGAATGTCATCTTTCAATGCGCCTTTGCCGGGCGCAATGTTGTATGCAATGGGTTGCGCCACATAAGTCGTGCTTTCATGCTTGTCTGCTTTACTTGCGCCTGACCGCAAGCAATGACCGACATCAGGTTTTTCTGATACGCCAAACGGTATGGGTTGCGCTATAAATGTTTCACTTCCACCGCCTAAGACTCCTCCGCTTGCTTTGGATGTTCCTCCAATGTTGTCTTCGCGATATTGTCCAAAGCTGCTTTCAACATAGCCGGCAATACCTTTCCCCTTCTTTCGGCTCGGTTGAGGATGCCCTGACAGGCTGTGGCGCTCAAAAAGAACCGCTGCGGCAGCTCGCCAATCTCCAAGGTATCCGACAACGAACACACGGCGGCGGCGCTGTGCCACTCCGAAGTATTGAGCGTCAAGAACTCGGTAGGCGAACCCATACCCGAGTTCCCCCATCCCTCGAAGTAATGAGGCAAAGTCGAGTCCTCCGTTACTGGATAACACGCCGGGGACGTTCTCCCAGACCAACCATCTGGGCCGATATTGGCGAGCAATGGCAAGATAGGTGAGCATGAGGTTGCCACGCGGATCATCCAATCCTTTTCTGAGTCCTGCGACACTGAATGATTGGCAGGGAGTTCCTCCGACAAGAACATCGACATTTGATTCAATTGACCACTCCTTAAATTTAGTCATGTCGCCAAGATTTGGCGTTGATGGGTAATGGTGCGCCAGCACTTCAGATGGAAACTTTTCAATCTCCGAATACGCAACGGCTTGCCACCCAAGCGGATGCCATGCCACTGTGGCGGCTTCAATGCCACTACAGACTGATAGATAGTTCATTTGGCTGCCTTCCATAGCTTGGTGACGTTGTTGGCCAGCTCATCGGCTGACTCTTGGCCACGCTTGTCAAGCACCGCCATGATGTAGTCCCGCCTGCTGATCTGCGGTGTCTTCTTGCGCCTGCGGTTGACCGTGACCGGCAGCTTCTCCAGCACCCACTTGGCTTCGCAGTAGGCGCGGTAGGCTTCGCTGTAGCTGCCCACGCTGGTGCCATCTGGCAGCGTGATGAGCTTGGCATCTGGGTGTACCTTGCCGCATGCTGGGCAGGCCAGCTCATCTACCGAAGACACGGCTGATGATCTTCTTGCCAAGGCTTGGCTGCTCTGCCTGCCAGCGCCTCTCCAGCTCAGCTGTGAGCTGTTTGCGCAGCCACTTGGCACCGCCAAGCTGGTGGAACATCTCACGTTGTCCGGCAGTTACCCGCGCATAGATCTGTATGTTCACACCGGTGATATCACTTTTACCTCTTCACCGTGTTCATCTCCCGTTCCAGCGCCTGCTTGAGCAGCTCTATCTGGTGCTGGAAGTTGCGGATCTCACCGTTGGCCTCTTGGCTGTCACGCACGGTGCCCTCATCGTCGCGAAATAGCTTGACGTAGCTGACATGCATCATTTTTGCTCCAAGAATTTCAACATCAACCACAGCACAATCAGGGTCAACAGCGAACCCAGCAACATGAGTGCTACCACCCAAAAAACAGTCATCAACATGATTGAACCTCCAATGCCCAGTGTAAAAGCGCCAGCGCGTCTGCCTCATTGTCGTCAGTAACCGGATGGCCAAGCAGCTGCATGGCCTCGACCATGTCGTGCTTGCCTGCGTTGCCCCTGCCCGTCGCATGCTTCTTGATTGTGCCAACCGGCACGCCTTGGTAAGGGATCTTGTGGTGCTCACACCATGCTGTCAGCGTGGCCATCAGCCCACCGTAGACATGCGCTGAGTCAGTGCTGGCATGCCTGCGCACCTCTTCAAAGTACACCGCCTGCAGCTCGCCACCGACCGTGCCCTTGAGCTCACTGAGCCACTGCTTGAACCGCAGGTAGCGCATGCCGCCACCCTCGTACCTGCCGGGCTTGAAGCTGGCCCAGCCATGCACAATGCTGCCGTCCATGGGCCTGCAAGCCCAGCCCGTGGTCGTGCCTAGATCCAATGCCAGTATGGTTTCATTCATGGCCAAGCTCCGCAGGCTTGTCGCCCGTGGCCACCAGCGCCAGCTCAATCAGGTATGGCGGCACCAGCTGGCCATCTCTGACCCTGTCCAACAACTTGTGTGCTTCGGCTTTGCTCATGGC